TAGCTATTACAGAATAAATGAAATTCGTTATAAACAAATTCTATCCTGTAGAACCAGTTAAAAACTGTTATGGCAATATATAGTCCATCTTTGCCAATTCTTTTCCACTTCAATTTAGGCATATTCTCCACCACGCTCTCACGACCTGCATTGAAAGCGTATCTAATGTCATCGAAGTTAAAACAGGGTTCATCTGTAAAGCAGGGAGCATCGTCCCCATTTACACGGTGATACTCTTTCTCTGCATACTCATCGGCTAAATCTTTCTGTGTCATAGTCCCAACCTTTCTTTTACTTTCTGTTTGTAAACATTGTTCGCAAACTCTTTCGCCTTTGATAAGGTAGAACGAGTACACAAAGTTCTGCCGTTGCAGTCTACATCAAATCCACCTTTTAAAATCGGACGGATTATAAATAGACCTACAAACGTGCAAGCCGACATTTCATACCTTTTAACCGTCCAGTCTAACGGTTTTATGCCTTTGTAGGCATCTTTCAATCCTGCCTTATAAGTATCTTCGATTAGACGCAATACAAAGTTTCTATTAGGTGTATTTCTCTTTACGCCTCTTACGTCCTCCATATAAGAGGCACATAATTTTTCAACTGTTTCTTTCTTCATAACTTTTATTGTTTATTGTTTTATTAAATATTTTATCTAAATGATGGTTCGTGAGCAAAGTTTACAACGTGCATCATCTCTTTAAATCTATCAAGTAGACGCTGGTCGTAATATTCCCCAATCTCTTTTGAAGTAAGATTTGATGTTGTTATCGTACAAAATTGTTTTTGATAGCGATAATGTATAACATCTGTAACTGCCGTAACAGTATCGCCATAGTTAAGACTTTCGCAAGGCTCTGTGCCTAAGTCATCTATACATAGTATCTCTATGTTCTTTAGAAGACGAAATTCTGTAGTTGCTTTTTCGTTTTCTTTTGTCGGATTGTTGTCAGCTTTAGCCAGCTGCACAAGCTCCTTTGCTGTTACAATTCTGAAACCGCTGTACGGTGGCTCTCTGTTCTCGCAACGCTCTCCTAAATGGAGATAGAAATACAATGACTGCAACGCCAGCACAAGAGTTGTTTTCCCGTTGCCTTTATCGCCACAAATAAACAACCCAAATGTTGTTTCGTTTGATGTCAGCCACTTAGCGACATCTAATATATGCTGTTTATATTCTTTGCTATCAACAAATTTTCTCATTCGTGCTGCAACTTCGGCTTTACAAGCTGCATACAGCATAGTATATACTTGTTCTGTTGTGTATGGTATTCTAAAACGTGTCGGTATATTCTTTCTTTTTAGAAGAAGTGAGAACATTGCCTCTACGTCTATTTTTTGTTTCTTGTCTATTGCTTTCATTGTTTTGCATTTTTCTTAACCAATTATTGAAGTGCTGCTTTGCATCTCTGATATTGGCGTGTTCCTCTATTCCATCTGCCAAACATTGCAGTTTAAAATCGTCCAACTTGTTTATTAATACATCTTTTGGTAAGTGATGCAATGTTTGTAAGTTGTCGAGCCATACACAGGATAGTTTTAGTTCTTCAATTTCTTTATCTATTCCTGTAGTGTTTTTTTGTTTGACAGATTGTTTGTTTTCTATGCAACTGTAATCTTCTATGGCTATAGAGTTGTTGCATATCTTAGAAATTCTTAGGTATCGTTTCTGAATGCCCTTTGATGTTAGAATCTTTTCTTTGTATAGATATTCAGAATTGAATAATCCTACTTTTGCACAACAAATTACAGCTTCCTTTACGAAAGCTACATCTAAATTTAAGGCTTGCATAACAAGTTGTACTGTGGTCTTATTCCACGATATATAATATCCATTACGATATATTTCGCATAACAGATAAACATATACTGTTGCTGCTTTTGCTCCCTGATATTGTATAAGCTTTCGTACTTTAGCATCTTGGAAGATGCTAATTTCGATAGGGTAATAATCAATATCCATTTTAGTAAAATTTAAGGTAACTTTCTACTTCATTTATAAATTCGTCTAACGAATGGCAGACGATATATTTATATTCTCCCTGCTCCGTTACAAGCTTCTCCCATTGTTTTTGCGATGGGCTTTGCTTGCCTTTTGCAGTTTTCATTTCAATGAGCAAAGCTCCATAGAAACGATTAGGTATAAGCAGTATTAAGTCTGCCACACCTGCCACAACGCCCTCTTCTTTGAGTATTGCAGCTGTGCGTGCATCTCGTTTACCTCCATTTGGAACAGCAAATAGGCGACCTTGTAACTTTCTATGCTTTAAATTAAACCACCGCACACAAGAACATTGTATGCGGTGTTCCTCATTAGAGGGTGATTTGCGCTTGGCTTTCTGTTGAGCCAATGCTTGCTCAAAAGTCAAACCCATAGCTTATTATATTTCCTTATTTTCTATTCGTCTTTTTTTTTACATATCGCGCAACTATGATTGAACGCTCTTTCTGCTGAGATTCGTCTTCTTTTGCTCTTTCGATACGTTGATAAAGAGCATCAGCATATTTTTGCATATGCTCTAATTGTCCCATAAGTTCTTGCCGTTTGTACCAATGCAATGTGCCGATTGTAAAGCACGCTTTCATAGCCTTGTTGATACGCTTGGTTAGCTCTGTAAGCTCAAATTCCATTCTATTAATGAAAGTTTCAGTTAATACATAACCCTCCTCGAAAGCTTTTTTAGGCGACCATGACATATAGCCGTCTTCGTATTGAATGAGATAACCCATCATATTCTCACTGTCATCTCCATAGATTTTTCGACCTATGATTTTCTGCGCATCAAACAAATCGCAGGGTGCTGCTTTTACACTTTTAGTACAAGTGTATTGTTTCATTTTTTCTTCCATTTTACACATAATTTTTTTTGTTTTTTTGTTAGACATTTATTTTAATTAATGGATAGGGCAGGACTCGAACCTGCACGAGTGGTGTTTTTTGCGGATTATCTGTCTTGGCTATAACAGAGTCCTAAGATGTCTCGCAAGTTTCAGGTTTGGTTATTGTCTGTTATCTTGGAATTTTGCACCTTACATCTTGATTAGCGTCTACCAATTCCGCCACCTATCCAAAAACCATACGTTGTTGTCTATTTCTCGATGAATGGGATTTCGGGCGCAATCTCCTTGATGGATTCAATCTGTTCATCAATGATAGTGTCCAGTGTTTCTTCTACAACTTGCTGTGCACTTGGTGAAATAAGCTGCACCGTTACGTCGTGCCCATTGATAGTGGCATACGTTTCCACTTCGATAGACTGCGCTTTTGTGCCTTTGAAAATTGGCAGTACTACAAAGAAGCGGTCAGGCATATTGGAATCTACAATTTGTGAATAGTTGTCCGTATATGAACCGTTTTCCTTGCGGTCTCGCTCGTAGTCGGTGTTCACCTTTGCCTTGAAGTTCTTAAAGACTGACACCAATTTCATGTTGGTATCACGCTCGGCAAAGTAAGCACGGTTCATCTTGATGAATTGGCTAAGCTGAATAGGTTCCCATTCATAGCCATCATTGATGTGGAACGCTTCAAACTGACGGGACAGCTGCAATTGTCCTGTAACGATAATTCTGTTACGTTTGTCTGTCTCGTTGCAAACAAGCATCATTGTTAGGTTATCTCGGTCTACAATGATATGCGTGTGTTCACGGTCTATCTGACCATCGCAACCCCAGCGTTTCTCGAGGAATGAGAAAATAGTCCCAATAGTACCTCTTACGTTGAGGTTTTCGGGTTCAAGCACGGGTAGCTCGTTCACATTGCCTACTTCTCGAATGATAACCTCTGCCTTTTGACAGTCCTTATCAAGATTGATTTGCATTTTTTCGTTTGTCATAATTAAATGTTGTTAATTGGTTTGTTACTCTGCTTTTTTGAACTCTTTGAACAAAGTTGGTGAGAGTTCGTCTCTTGTTGCAGGGCGACTTGACACAAGTACACCCTCTGCATTATAGAAGCATGCCATACGTTCTTCTTCGTCTACGAATTTGTAGACTTTTTCTGTTACGACGCGGCTCTTCGCCTTAATGTCGGCAAGCAGTTCTTCGACGTCCTCTTTTAGAGGTTTTAATTCAAGGTTCTTTTCTGCTTTGAAGTCTTTAATTTCTTCTTGCAGGTCATGAATTTTGATAGACTTCTCTGCAAGTGTAGTCTTCTTCTTTGCAAGTTCGTCGGCATCAAACGCTTTACTGTAATCCATTTCGACAACTTCGTCTGCATTGTCGATAAGGAACTGTTTGCGCTCGTCCAAGTTCTTGATGTCTTGTCCTAATACTTTCTGCATGATTTCTTCTTTTTATTTGTTTTGTGGCATAATCGCCCTGCCGTTTCTGGCATGAAATTTCTCCATTTGGTCTTTCGGATAGCAACCTGCTGCTATCATCAAATCTCCTCTACGATTGTAGGGGGGTGCGTGTTTGATTATTATTTCCATTATAATTTTTTATAATGTTATTTCTACTCCCTTTTTAGCAGCTACAGTGCGCTTGCCTGTTGCCCTGCGGACTGCCCTTACAAATTCAGTTTCGTTGCTGTTGCCGTCTGACAGGTGCAATAACACAATGTGTTCTGTTTGGCTCAAATCGTTCCGCTTTAATATGCCAATTGCATTGTCTATACTTAAATGACTCAACATCAATCGGTCTCTCATAACCGCTGGTACTCGTCCGCTGATGATATTGCTGTCCAATATCTCGTCCGAATAATTAGCTTCTATGAGCCAATGGTTAATGCCATTGAAGTTGTAGGGCACTGCATAGGTATCTGTTGCGAAGAACAACTTGCCAAACTCTTTGTGCCATACAAGGTAGCCTACGCACGGCACATCGTGGTACACATTGAAAGGTATAACTTTAAAGTTGCCTAACTTGTAACATTTGCCGTGTTCTGCAGCTTTAGCACTGTAGCCTAAGTGTTTTGCTTCTATCGTTTCTTCGGGCGCAAGCAATGGTATCGCTGCATCGGTGTACTCCTTTGCGAATGCTGCGTGGTCTCCGTGCTGGTGCGAAACCAAACAGCCGACTACCTTTTGAATATTCCAGTTTAAAACCTTTTTGGCTTCCAACAGTGGTAGCCCTGCTTCTATTATCAAGGCTTCGCTATTGTTCTGAATTATATAGCAGTTCCCTTTTGAAGAACTGCCAATGCAAGTTAATACCATTGCTTGTACCTTTTAATTAGATGGGACACTTGCGCTCGCTTTTATTCTCGGGTTGTGGAGTGTCGGTTACTGGTTCATAAACTGCAGGCTCTGAAAAGTCGATAGTTTCCTGCTTCTTATATTCCAACTGTGGGGTTTCGTTCGCCTGCACTGTTATTTGCTGTTGTGCTGCATCACGAATAGCTTCTGCACTGCTTGGTGGTGTCATAGACAACTCTTCCTCTTCTCCGTCAGTTGCACTATCTAATTCTATTTTGCAAGCACGTGCAATGACTGTTTTCTTGCACATTTGGTCTGTGAAGTTTTGATGCGCACCACTTGTGCCACGTGCTGCACCTTGCTGCCACGACTTGCGGATTTGGTCCATTGTCATAACCTCCAAATGCTTGTTACCATCTTTGTAAATCACGACAGCATAAGCTGCTTTGATTTTGTCGGGATTGATGTTTTCTATTGCTGTCTCGTGTTTTATCAATTGATAATATCCGTTCTTGTCTACACCGTAGACAAAATTATCTCCCTCATAGATGACCTGTGCCACCACTTCTTGTATATTGGTATCACGCTTTGCACGCAATAGCTTCCCCGTGTAGCGTTCCCAATATTCAAGAGAGTTACCACAAGCAATAAAGTAGCAGTGTTTTTTAGGGTGCTGTCCACGTATCACCATTTCGAGTAAGCAATTACAAATGCTTAATTTGGTGCATACATCTATTGCTTTCTGCTTTGTGCGTGTTTCTATCGTTTGCAGGTATATCCACGCACTTTTAAGAGCATTACCTACATTGTAGTCTTTCGGCAGCACAAGTCCGCCTGTCTGTTGCAATTCTTCGACCTGTTTCATCACCGCATTTACGGTCGTGTCCTGCATTTCTTTTAATGCTTTGTTGTTTTGCGATGGAAGTTGCACAGGTGCTGCGTTCTGTTGTGTAGCTACTGGTGCAGCTGTTTGTTGTTGTGTCATAATTTTTTTGTTTTTAAGAGTTTACTATGATTAATTCTTTATTTTGCGCACTTACCACAAGGCGTATTTGCTGGCTTGCCGTTGGCAATATGTCTGTAATGCTTTCTGCATTATCAACAATGATAGGCGCAAAAGCATTGTGGTGCCTGCACATTGCGTTGATTATATCAATGCCAGCGTTTATCTTTTCGCTATTCGACAAGTCTTGGTAAGGCGTGCCGTGCATAGTGCATTCGCACTTTGTTTTGATATTACCATTAAGGTGGTGTTCAAACATTGTAAATTTTACAATATCAAACATCTTATTCACTTTCTTTTCCAACTCTTCTATATAATATTTCACCAGTTGCATAGCTGTATTGTCCTGCTGCTCTAAATCTGTTAGCTGCTGACTAAGGCTTTGCTGCTCTGCTGTAAGTTCTGCGATGCGCTTTTCCTTGCGCTCTATCTGCTGTTTGTTTTGGAGCTGGTCTCGGAGTTGGTCTCGGAGCTGCTGTTGCCCTTGCTTCTGCTCTTTTATACGGTTAATTGCCTCCTGTTGTGTAGTGTTATCCTCTTCCTGCTCGAGTTGTTGTAACTTATCTTCCTCGCCTTTAATAAGGCTTGTGAGTTCAACAACTCTGCTATCCGTCGTGTAGTCTTTCTTTTCGGGTTGAGTGCCTTTTGCTTTTTCAAGTTCCTTTTCAAGATGAGCTATTTTTTCTTCCGCTTTCTGCTTCTCTTCTGCACAGCGTTTGCTTTCTTCCTCTATGCTCGCCTGCTGCTTTGCAATCTCTTTGGCTTCGACGTCCAGCAAGTCTTGTTTCTTTGCCTTGCTTTCATTGAAGTTACCTTGCAAACGCTCACGCAGACTGTTAATATCCTCTTGTGGAAGTCGCTGGTGGCACGTCGGGCATACCTCGTTAGCTTCGTCCCATTGGAAAGTTTCGTCCTCCACCTGTTGCCAGCGTGTGCGAAAATCTGACTTTTGTTTTTCCAGCAACTCTTTCCTGCGTTCGTTGCTTTGAGCATCTACATTGGCGTCTCTGATGTTCTTTCGCTGTTTGGCAATGGTATCTTCAATGCTGCTTATAACGCTTTCGTGAAGCTGCTCGGCTTCTCGGTTCTCCTTGTTGATTTTGTCTATGATGCTGTCTCGTTCAGCTTCATAGACTTGAATCTGCTTGCGGACAGCCATTTTGGCTTTGTATTTCTCATCGCTGCCCTTGCTTGCATCGGCAAGCATATCATCATAATGCTGCAGACCTTTTTCAATTTCTGCTATTCTTTTCTCAAGAATAGGGAAGTCGCAATCTTTGCTTTGCAGTTCTGCAAGTTCGTTAGTGTGCTCACTAATTCGGCTTGGAATTAGTTTGAGTTCCTCTTTTATACCCTTAATCTTGTATGCAAGGTTTTCTCTAAACCTTTCTATATCTTCATTTTCTATGTACTTTTCGAGTAGTGTCCATTCTTCTTTTTGAGATACGACATCAACAAAGTTTGTTTCACCTACCATCTGTTCGAGCAACATACGTTGTTCGCTTGGTGGTAAGGTTGGAAAGTACATAGGGTTGGTAATACTCTTAAACAGAGCTTCGGGCAATATATTTGCTATTTCTGCCTTGTACTCTGTTTGTGTGTACTTGTTTCCATTTACGAAATAGTTTGTAGTGTGTCCTGTGAGAACTTCTTCTTTTTGCCCTCGTGGTTTGCTCCACACATCTTTGCGAACCTTTTCAAGAGTACGTTCCACTCCGTCTACTGACAGCGTAAGCTTAACGCAGTGTTCCAATTTTGGAATTACGTTATTGTTTTCATCTTTGGTGTCTATGCCAAAGACGCTTGCGCCCTCGCTGTTCTTGTCGAACAACACCCATAGAATTGCATCTATGATGGTTGTCTTTCCTGTATGGTTCGCTCCATATATGGAAGTTACCGTATCACAGAAGTTGATTGTTTTCTCACCTAATATTCCTTTGAAATTTTTTAATGTGAGTGTTTTAAAAATGATTTTCATATAATTTTGTTTGTTTTGAATTAGTATTCGTAGCTTGTGGCGGAGTCGAACCGCAGACTAAGTTTATATCCTGCACCGTACAGTACACAAGCCATATAAAAAATGTGCAGCTCATCACGAGTTGCACATTCGACAAAGGTAACATCTGCCTCTGCAGATAATAATTATTATAGTCTATACATTAACAAAATACACTAGTTGCTACAGCGACTTATCACAAGTGGCTATAACTGAACATCAAAAAATCATATTATAAAAATGGTAAGAACCCACTCTCAATTCGATTGCAGCACCGCTAAAGCGTGCGGAGTGGGTTTATATTGAAATTTAGTATTGTTCAAAATTTATTTTAGATGTATGCTTTGCTTTTGCTCCTTTCGCAAAGTGCTATTTACTATCAAATATCGCCACGCAGTTAAGAAGTCTTCGCATATATACACCCATTCGTCCCCAGTTAGCCACCAAAATCACGATAGGCACTCTGTATATTTCCACTTGCGCAGTACCCACTCTGTGTAGAGAAGATGAAAGCGTAGCAGAATAGAGCTTACATACGAAGTTGTTTCCCACGCAAGCGACCCCAACAGCTATTCTCTTTACGTGTTGTAAAGGTGCGTTGCGTACTTACGTCTAAAATCTATATAGTATATTGTTTATGCGAGACAGACGCCAACCCTGCCTACTCTCTACGCTATGACGTTTTTGCGTGCTATATAAACAATATGTATGTTCTTTCTTTGTTTCTTTTGTATCAATAAGTCAAAGACCACTTTTAAAATAGTGGAGAGAAGTGGAATCGAACCACAGATTTAAGCTGCCTACCGTTTTATAAGGCTTCTCTCCCTTTCGGCTTTTGCTGTGAGGAAAGCCGTTAAGTCCTCTTTCTTGTACAGGGCTTTGCGCCCTATTTTGTATGTTGGAATGTTGAGCTTCTTAACATAGCTTTCTGAATAGCCTAAAAACTTTGCAGCTTCCTTGCGTGTCATCATTGCACCAGCATTAAAGCCTAATTTTTCCACAACCTTGTCGGCTACCTTGTCGGCAAGAATGTTAGCCATTCTGTTTGCTATTATGTCAAGCTCACGCGACATCATTCCTCGATATCAATCTCTAACATTCCTACCCATTTGCAAGCTACATAAAATGCTATACAGCTTGCAACAAACACGAAAAGGTTTGCTGCTATTGCAGAAAACAATAAACAGCAAAACGCCGTGATTGCCGCAATTACAGCAAACCTTTGCACCAACGACAGGTTGGCGAACCAGGTAATACAGAATATTTCTTTCATTTCTTTAAAATTATGCAGCGAGGACGCCATAGGGGAACAGTGCCAAAAAAACACTTGCGCCCCCGCTGCTGTTATATTGCTTCTTTGTTTGTTAAGAACTTGTTTACGAAATAAACTTGTCCCTTTCCTGTTACTTTAGAAGTGATGGTTGTGTGCATTACTCCATTGTTACCGCTGCGAGTACCTTTCTTTAATTCAAACAAGCCCTGCTCGATATATCGTTGATTGGGAATGTTGTACCGTTCGCCCTTTGTGCCGAGGTAACCGTTTTCACGGAGCCACTTGAAAAGGCGTCGTTCTCCTATTGGGTAGCCGTTTTGGTTTATAAGCTTTGCAAGTTCACCTATCAGGCACGAAGACGCAGAACCGCTTACAGCCTGTGTGAATGTAACTGCAGGCTGTGCTGCTGCAACTTTGCGCTCTGCTTCAATTCGCTGCTGGCGTTCCTGTTTCAAAGTAGTTGCAAGCTGGATAAGATAGTCGGGGTCTGACAATGTTTTTTCGATGATATTGTCAGTCATATATGCACCGTGCTTTCTGATTGTGGGTAACACCTCGCTTGTTATCCATTTGCGGAACTGCTTTGCTTCGGGCTTGCGGCTGTCAAGAATGACATCGTATAAGCCGTCCTCATTTACGAAGTTTGCCATCTGCATTCCACCTGCAGTTGAAAGGGGTTCGGTTGAAACGACCCCCTTATCAAGTCGCTCTCTTACATGACCTTGCTGTAATCCCAACGCCTTGCATACATCTGCAAGACAGAATAAAGGGTTTACCTCTGTGCCAGCAACACGGACGTTGCCAAATGATGGGTTATTGAATATTTGAATTGCTTGCATATTAGAACTGTTTTACAAAACCTAACTCTCTCGCTTTTTGGCGCACCATATTTTGCATATCAGAGTCGCATTTCCAATGCATTGCATTGTATATGGTTGGCTCGCTCACCCCAAGAATGGCAGCGAGTTTCTTTTTTGCACCTTTTTTTAATTTTATGGGTTTTCTATTTGCCATATCGTTTTTAATTTGTATATTTGCAGTCTAACCATAAAATATCTGAATGGTATTGTTTGGTTATCTATGTCGTTGCGGTGCAAAGGTAGAACTTTTTGTTCTATCGATAAAATAAAAATAGAACAAAATGTACTCTAAAACACTATTTATATAACGTCTAAATAAATAAGTTATGGAAACTACTGAAAATAAAAGACTTATAGATGTTATAGCTTTTCTTAAAAAAGAGCGTGTAATATATAACGAAAGTGATTTTGCTAAACAATTAGAGATTGGTAAATCTTTCTTGTCCGATATTAAAGCAGGTAGAAAGGTTTTGAGTGAACAAATAGTTCTAAAGATATGCGCTTTAGACGCACGGATAAATAGAACTTGGCTTTTAACTGGTGAAGGTTCTATGTTTACTACTGAACCATCTTTGGCTGGCTTCAACGAAATGGAATATACTCGAGTACCTTTGCTCCCTATATCTGCACAAGGTGGCTCGCTTAATGACTTTGTTGTATCTGTCAGCTTGCAAGACTGTGAAAAGATAATTTCTCCTATAAATGGAGCAGACATAGCAATAACCATATCGGGTGATAGTATGGCAGACGAGTATCCGAACGGCAGCATCGTTCTTGCAAAGCGCATAAACGAACGTGCCTTTATAGACTGGGGTAAGGTTTATGTACTCGATACCTGCAATGGGGTGGTGGTAAAAACGCTTACACCATCAGAGAAAGAGAATTATGTGCGTTGCGTTTCGATTAACCCTGCTCCAATATATGCGCCTTTCGAGGTTGCGCTGAATGATATTTACGGAGTGTACAGAGTTATGTTGTGTATGGCAAAGAAGTAAACTAATAAATATAACAACTATGACAAACGAAGAATTGGATACAATTACTATTGAAACAATCGTTGAAGATATATTTACAATTTTATCAATAAAAAAACGAAAGAAAGATATTGTACAGTTTTATATCAATAAGGCTGGGTTAAGTACAGAACTTTTTGCAGCTGAAAATTTAACGAAAAGTCCTGTAACGGTTACAATGATTACAAGGAAAATCGAAAATTTGTTGAAGCAAGACCAAAAGCAGGGTCAAAACTCTTTTCTTAAACTAACAAAAAGCTTTTATTCAAAAAGACCTAAGCATAATCCGAATATAAATCCTACCGAAAGTTTATATACAGGTAAGGCTGGGGAATGTGCTGTAATGTCAGAACTCCTTTTTTATGGATATAATGTAAATAGCATGATGGTTGATGAAGGTGTAGACCTTGTTGCATCAAAAGATAATGTGTACTATTATATTCAAGTAAAGACAACAAATATCACAGAAAAGAATAGGGCTTATTTTAAAATTAAGTCGCAAAAATTTGACGGTTTTTTAGGAACACAAATTCGTTACTTTCTTGTTGCAAGATGTAAAATCAAAAATGAGGAAAGAAATATCTTCTTTTTATTTAATAACGGAGATATTGCGCGCTTATCATCGCAACAAAAAATAAATGAGTCTTCAGACTGTTTAAACATAAAGATAGAATTTGATGATAGAACAGGACGAGCCTTTATATACGATAGGAATAGAGAGGATATTGATTTTTATATGAATAATTTTAATCTGTAATTAGAAATTTAACATCTTAACTTAAAATGAAGAAACAGAAATGGTTTAACCTAATAGTTTTAGTTTCGCTCATCATTCTCTTTTGTTTTCTTCAATATAAAATTCAAGCTATCAATAGGAATTTAGATAGTATTGAAAGTTCTATTTCAGATATTGAAAGTAAATTAGATGACGCTGAAGCAAGTATAAAAATCAATAGAAAAAACATTTTAGAGAATGAAGATGAAATTAATTCATTGGAATTGGATATTGAAGATATAACAAATAATTAAACCAACATTTTATGAAAACATTAATTCTCTCCGCCCTTGCTTTCGTATTAAGTGGGCAAGTAAGCACCGAAGTAAAGACCAAAGAAGCAACAGTCTACATCTGTACTGGTCCAAAGTCAAAGAAGTACCACGCAACGCAAACTTGCCGTGGATTAAACAGATGTTCGGGCAGCATCAGACAGCTTTCTGTGAGCAGCGCAAAGGCAAAAGGATTTACGCCTTGCAAGATATGCTACTAATGAAAAGGTGTATTTAAATTCGTTCTGATGGCTTAGAATCTTTCAAATGATAAAACTATCATCTTTGGTATTTAAAACGAACAGACACAAAATAAACAGGTAAATTAAAGATACTGCCAAACATTGCAACAATGCTCCAAAATCAAATTAGACAGAACAATAAAAACAAGATATGTATCGCAAAGAGTTCGCAAAATCTTATTTGTGATACCAAATAACAGATTAAAAATAAAAACAACTGTATTACAGATAGTTCCATAGAGTAAAATTAACCCCATGCGGATCACAGAATAGGGGAGTTAATAACTCTCCTATTTTATTGATAATGAGGAGTTTGCAACTGATAGTCAGAAAGTTATAATAAAATTAGGATTAACGCTAAGTGGGATATAACGGACATTAACGGACAATAACGGTTATAGTTTTGTACCCTATGCGATACCATCTGTGATACCAAAAAACAAATAATTATATGAAATACGCTATGGTTAGACTTGTGTTTGATAGAAAACACGTTGCAACGAAAGACAAAAAAGGATTGGTACAGCTGGAAGTTATGCACGAAAGGAAACGCAAATGGTTCTCGACAGGAATAAAAGTGTACGCTGACCAATGGGACGAACGATACAAGGTTGTCAATTCGCCACACACTTTTGAATACAACGACACTTTAGACGCACAGCTGAAGCAGGTACAGGACTTCATAAAGGACGGAATACAACGCAACGTTCCTTTCTCGTTCGATGAGCTTACAAGTTTTATGAAACGCACAAGTTCCAATGATAGCAGCCTGACGTTTATAGAGTTCATTGCAGAACGACTGCTTGACCGTGGCGACATTAGGGAAAGTACAAAGAGGGTACACAGAACTCTATTGGCGGCACTCGAAGAGTTTAAATACATAGAACACTTCTCCGACATAACAACAGCCAATATCGCAAGATTTGATGACTGGCTGCACGGTAAGGACTACCTGCAGACAACCATCTACGGTTACCACAAGCGACTGAAAGCATACATCAACGAGGCTATAAGGTTCGATTACTTAACAGCCAACCCATATAGCAAACTAAAAATTGAGCGTGGAAAGTCTAAGGGCATAAAGTACCTGACAATGGACGAACTGAAACGGATAGAAAGCTGTACGATTATAGATAAAGCCGTGGAGCGTGTCAGGGACTTGTTCATATTCCAGAGTTACACAGGTCTTTCATACGGGGACTTAGCGAAATTCGACTTCTCGAAAACGGAGAAACAGGGAAGCTGCTATGTTATCAGAGATACAAGGCAAAAGACAAACGAGGATTATTTCGTGATGATACTCGACAAGGCAATGCAGGTTTTAAAGAAATACAACTACAAACTACCTATCATAAGCAACGGAAAGTACAATCAGTATTTGAAAGTCGTTGCATCGTATGCAAAGATAGACAAACCCATTTCCACACACTGGGCGAGGCATACTTACGCTGTTATGGCTTTATCGCTTGGTGTGAAGATGGAGCATATCTCAAAGATGCTCGGACACTCGTCCATCAAAATAACCGAAAGCACGTACGCAAAAGTTCTCGCCACAGACATAAGAAAAGATTTTGAAATGATGCAAGAAAAATTAAAACAACAACCATAAGAAATGTTTCTTTCTTTTCTTTGTTTTTCTTTCTTTTAATTGTGAAAGAATGTAAAAATAGAAAAAACGAAAAATTTTTTCTCGTGCGTATTATAATAATATTTTTCTTTTCTTTTTCTTTTCTTTTTATATAATATATTATATATATAGCTTTATCCTAACCGCACGTGCGCGCGAGGGTTAAGAAAAATAAATAGAATTAAACAAAAATAAAGACTTTAAAGATTAATTGTTAAAACAAAAAGACTGAAAATGCAAATTGCGACAAATAAGGAACATTTAAAACTCAAAATATTGATACATTTATAACTATCTGTTGTATAGAAAATTATACGGTACTGCGACAAATAGGGAATATATTTTGCGTTTTTAAATTAAATACTTATAATATACTAATAATCAACTTGTTATATATAATAGCGACAAATAGGGAATATGTTTTAAAATGCGCCAAAACTAAATGTTAAATTAGACTTTTAAAAAATAGGGTGTTTTACTATAAAAGACGAGTAACTGCGACAAATAGGGAGCATTTTTTATAATCAAATTAATATCTTTGTAACATATTAATAAACAGATAATTACAAAGATATGCGACAAATATGGAAGTTGTTTTAAAAAATAAATTTATTATCTCATAATGCGTTGTATAACAGTTAATTATACGCAAGTGCGACAAATAGGGAATATGTTTTTCTACTATAGATTTTAATAGAAAAAAGGGAGCTTAATTTCTCGCTCCCCTTTTTGCCTACGTTGTCTTGTCTCTCCAATCTCCACTGTGGGGACTTCTTTCTATAGAGAAAACATTTTGTATGGTGTACATATATATTGTGGATTAATACTTAATATTCTAATGGGTGTGTTTAGTGCTATCTTCGCAACTGTAATTGAAATTAAGACAGAGTATGATTGACGAGGTAAAATATAAGGGCTTTACGGCTGCAGGTTCTGATTATGACTGTGGCGATGGCGAATTGGCTGCCGTAATGGGTTTGCTGCCTGACAATGTTAGTGCAGGTGGTAATATTAGCCTTTCGGGCATTCAGGAGGCTAAGACAGTGCTTAAATTGGGTAGTAAGGATAGTACGGTACTATATGTGCATCGTGGAGATAAGTATACAAACTATATTATAGTTGATGTTGGTTATAATGCTGCGTCTAATGGTTCTATCGTTGCGAGCAAGTCTAACTTATACAGGGGAGGGCATTTGTATTGGTCTGTCAATGGAACGGACATTCACGAACTTTGCGATTTAAAAGATGATGGCTTGTATCGCATATCTTCTGTTGGAAACACATTAATTCTACTTACAACATCAGGCGTGCGATATCTTTTATGGGAGAGCGAAAGGAACGCTTATAAAATATTAGGTAGTGAAATACCTGATGTATCTCTTCTCTTTGGCTTGCAAGGAGAATTGAAACAGAGCGACAAGCTGGACGTTTCAATTGTGAATTTTGACAAAGGAGTAAGTAAAGCTGAATGGGGTGGCTTCTTGAATGATAGATTAAATGGCAAGTCCACGCTGCGCCTGAAGATTAGGGATAGTGAAAAGAAAGAGATAACAGATTACGTGTTGGGGTATGTGAATAAGTTTATAGCAGAAAATTACGAACGCAACGGCAAATTTATCTACCCATTCTTTGTACGATATGCTTACCGTTTATATGACGGCAGCTTAACGAAACACTCTGCGCCTATATTAATGATACCGTCTACAGAATGCAGCCCTATATGTATGGAAGAGGGTATGAACTTTTATAAGGCAGGGGATAAGGTGTTCTTTTCCACAACACAAATAAGCTACCGTGTGTTTGGAATGGTATGCGATTTAGACTACATCGTAACAGATGATGCAAGCGTAATTGAGAAGCTTAAAACCTGGAAAGATATCGTTAAGTCGGTTGATGTATACATTTCAGCTCCTATATATACATACAAACAAAGTGGCGACATAGAGTATTTAAATATAACGCCTGTTCTGTCATCTGATATGACCACTGTAAAATCTGTTTGCAACTTAAAAGAAGTGCAGGCGGAGGGTAAATATAGCGATTGGAGCTGGATTACAGCTTATAAGAAGAAGTTTAATGTGCCTGACGGTGCGCAATATGCGGACGTTGGTTTTAAGGCGAGTATTGAAATTCCAAAAGTACCATTTAAAACAGTATTAGAGAATGTAAAGACGTGCCGTGATTTCTATCTCCTCAAAAGCATTAACATAGAAGAACTAACATCGGGAGTTAGAAAGAAGATAGACATTGATGAGTACTTCCTTAAGGCTCTTGTGAATAGACAGACGATGGCAGACGATTACGACAGCCACGATAGACTTACTGCAAAATATTCGTTTGTGTACAACCAACGCTTAAATCTTACTGGGCTTTCAAAGAAGCTGTTTAGTGGCTTTAATCCATCGGCTGTAAATACGGCTGTAAACTCTGACGGCATAGAAGCTGCAGAACAGAAGATGAGCAAGGTGCGTGCGTATGTATACGTTAAACAAGGTGGGCGCAACATAGTGGTTGAAAGCGACACAAAGGATATATTCTGTAATGTGCCTATCTATTACTTCTATTATCCAAACGCAAATGCCTATAAGGCTATCATTCGCATACAAGGGGACTGGGAATTTGGCGAATGGAATGCAAGCAAGGAACGCTACTTTGAACTACCGCTCGAAAGTCATATAGGGCTTAACGGTGCATTTTGGTTTGGTAATTTTAGACGGCTGGGCGATATGAAAGAGTTAGATACAGAAGCCTTTAATGGCGTTAATATTCCTATCGTATCAACAAGTGCCAATAGAACTGTAAATATAGCTAACAAGATATACACTTCAAAGGTGAACAACCCCTTTGTATTTCCTATTTTAGGCATTACCACAGTCGGTGTTGGTGAAGTATATGGTATCTCCACTGCTGCAAAGGCTCTTTCAGAAGGTCAGTTTGGACAGTTTCCATTGTATGCTTTCACATCTGATGGCGTGTGGGCTTTGGAAGTTATGTCCAATGGTGCTTATTCGGCACGCCAGCCCATTACAAGGGACGTGTGTGTGGATAATGATAGCATAACACAAGTAGATAGTGCTGTGCTGTTTGCAACGACACGAGGAGTTATGATGTTGTCGGGTTCTCAAAGTACCTGCATTACAGAAGTATTAGAGAGCGAAGATGCGTTTAATATGGGTTCTTTGCGCTTTGGATCTGAAATTATAAAGTTGGCAGGTCTGTTAGATAAACACTTTGATTATATACCTTTTAAACAGTACATACAAGATAGTGGAATGGTGTTCGATTACACACATCAACGTATTGTGCTGTACAATCCCACAAAGGCGTATGCGTATGTATATTCGCT